GCGACGAGCTCACCCTCGAACGCGGCCGCCCCATGGGCGGTTCGGCGGGCGATCTCGTGAACGCGGGCCGTGGCCTGCTTGACAGGCAGCAACTGCGCCAACGGCTGGATGCGCAGGAGCTCTTCGACCAGCGCTGGCTCCAGGTCCTCAGGCTGCAGGGCGATGCCAGCAGCCGAGGCGGCAGTCAGGGCCTTCGTCAGCTCTGTGCTCGTGGCCGTGAGCCGCTGCCGGATTGCGGTAGCGAAGCTATCCATTGCTCACCTTTTCTTTCAGCCCGGCGAGTCCGGGCATCACAGTGGCGCCAGGCCCGGCCTGTTGCCGGTCGGGCACCACGGGCTTTTCCTCTTGGGTGTCCTCTTCGACCACGGCGGCGCTCTTGTAGATGGGCCGGCGGGCCTCAGCGATGGCCTTCTGGATCATCTTGGCCACCTGGGCGGGGGTCAGCGGAGTCTCCTGCACCTGGACGGCCTCTTCCTTACCGTCCCTCTTCTGGGCAGGCTGCTCCACCCGCTCGCTCAACGTGACCATCTGGTCCGCCAGGCTCGACATGCCAGTGAGCACGGCGGCCTGGAACTCGTCGGCCGCGACCTCGACTTCCGCGTCGCCGATCTTCACCTTCTGGGGCTCGACGGGGGCGGACTTCACGCCGACTCCGCCGAGAATCTCGGCCAGCTTGACACCGAAGGCCTTCACGGCCTCATCGATGGCCGCCAGCTGGTTCTCCTCTTCGCTGTCCAGTACCGACCAGACCACCTCGAACATGGCGTCGAAGCAGGCCCACACGTCGCCCTGCGCGGCCATCTGGCGGTATGCCGTATCGAAGTCCACGGTGGCCTCACCGCCCTGCTTCTGCCGTTCCAGGACGCCCAGAGCGGCCTGCCCGGCCCGCGAGAGCTCCGACTTGTGCTCGGCCAGGAAGCGGATGCCATCGGCGAGCGTCCAGGCCGTCGGGAGTGAGGCATCCGGCTCGGTCCTGTCGTCGTGAGCGACGGTAGGCTGCTCAGCCGCGGTAGGCCCAGGGTCCTCAGCCTTCGCCACAGCCACTGGCTCGGTGCCCTCCGGCTCCTCGGGGTGCTCCTCGACCGGGGTCTCCAGCTCTGGGGTCTCCGTCTCCGGGGCCTCGGGGCCGTGCTCTTCTTCCTTCTTGCCCACTGTGTCCTCCTCCTGGCGCTTCATCAGCAGGAATTCGCGCCCTATGGCAGGACGGTCCACCAGGCTCACCTCCTCGACGGTTAGGTCCTCGAGGCGGTAGGCCACGGGTTCGTCTTTGACCGCTTGCTTCTTCTTCATGGCACCAAAAAAGCCGCTAACTGCCTGGGCAGTCGCGGCTGCTTCCTCCGAACTCTAGGGCCGTCGATTATCTACATGTCACCATCACTTGGCACAGACTAGCGCTTGCACCTGACAGGACGCTTACTCTGCCAACACCTGCACCTCTTCGGGCAACTCCTCGACCGGTATGCGCAGCCCGCGGCCCCCGATAGAGAAGCCGCGCAGATCGCCGCTCTCCACCTGGGTCCAGACGTCCTCGTCCAGCACCTTCACGGACATGAGCCAGTCGCCGGCGGCCACCGGCTGCCCGCCCAACTCAAAGGGCACCGGCGCCTGGTAGCACTCGACTACGTGCAAGAGCGGGTTGATCTCCTGGTGCATGACCCCGACCTGCTGGAAGGCGATCATGTATTTCTCCATGGCCTTCCAGATCTGATCCGGCTCGATGTAGTCGTCCTGGTAGTCCACGACGTTGGCGGCCAGGGCGTGGCTGGTGACCACGTGCCGGGCCGAGTCCACCTTCAGGATGGGGGCGAAGACGGACCACTTGCCGTCCTCTTCCATCTTGAAGATGGGGCGCAGTTCATCGCGCCCCTTCACCTGTTCGCTCTCGCCGAGCTGGTCAAGCACCAGCCGGACGGCGGCGATGGCCTGCTCAGCGGCGTCGACCGCGGCGCGCAGGGCGTTCTCATTCTTGGCTGAGAGGACGCGGCCGACCTTGCCGACTGGGGCAGACTTCTCCTGCTTCCAGCTCGGCACCTTGTCAAATTGCGCAAAGTGGGTTTCGAGGTGCGCCTTGACGGCGTCCATGTCGTCTTCGGGGATATCCACGCCGCCGCGGCTTCCCTGACAGGCGGCGCCAGCGGCAGACACGCCGTTCCAGACGACCTTGAACTCGCCGTCCACGATGTCGTGGTGGGGCAGCTTGTAGCTCCCCGTCAACTCCGGCTCGTCCCCGTCGTACCAGGCGAAGCCGGTGCGGTACTTCGGCCAGTCGATGGTGTCCTTGTCGCCGGAGCTGTCCGAGGACGCCCACTCGGCCAAACGCTTCCGAGCGGCAGCGCCATCCCAGGTAGTGTCTTCGGGGGCTTTGGCCGTCTCGTGGCTGGCCACGGCGCCCTTGATCAAGGCCTCGCGGTCCAGCACGGCCAGTAGATCCTTCACGGCCTCGCGCAGCTCACTCATGGCTCGCTCCCAGTTAGTCGTATCAGCCGCCGTAGCCAACGGATAGGTGATAGCGACCAGCGCCGGGGGTTAGAGGGCGGAGTGCGCCGCTGAGTACGCGACTGGTGCTTAGTCATCACTCAACAGCTCCTGCAGCTTGCGGCGCTCCCGGACAGGCAGGCAGCCCGACCGCAACATGGTCTCCACGATCTCGACGATGCCGATGTGGTTCTCGTGGTGCTCGCCATGGTGTCTCGCCTTCACCACCAGGCCATCCCCGTCCACGGACAAGACCGGCGTCCGGCAACGGGGCTGCCTACAAAGGAGAGCCGTCGCCATCCGCGGGCCCTGGTACTACCGGCCGGCCGTCGGGGCCAAAGGTCTGCTCGACCTGTTCGGGGAAGGCGCCGCGTGACGCCTCCCGCGCCTCCTCCCGGCTGATATGCGGGTAGAGGCTGCTCAGCACACCAGGATCCTGGGCGATGGCCTTGCGGAGGGTCCGCAGACGGGCCGGTGACATGCCGGCTATCTTCAGCAGCTCGGCGTCCGTGCGCTCGTCCAGCATCTGCGCGCTCACCGTGCGCAGGCCGCCGCCGAGCTCGATCATGTACCACGGGAATCCCCTGCGGATGACCTCCCGGAGGCTCTCGGGGATATCCAGCTCTTCGAGAAACATACTGCTGTCGGGGCCCGGCTTCTGCACGGTCCGACTGACAACAGACGGAAACGGCATCACTCACCTCCACGCCCAGCCTAGGAAGGGCGGGCACCTAGCACAAAGCGCAGCGTGGCAGTTACTCCTTGGGCCAGCACCAGCGGCACTTGTGCCAGCGCGGGTCCAGCGCGTCGGCCTCGCCCCGGTGCTTAATTCCATCCGTATTGCAGTTTTCCACTAGGCCGGCCCGGCGGTGGACCACGATCCGCAGGCCCAGCAAGGTCTTGTTCAAGATGTACGGCTTCATTTCATCCTCCTGTCGCGACCGCTCCACCCAGAAGCGGCTCCGCCACCTGCCCCCGAAGCGATTCCGCAGCACCGAAAGCACGACCTCTGGGTCGAACCGTCGGCAAGAGAACGCGATGCAGGTGCCCTCCGAGCCGACCACGCCCACCCAGACATGAGATTCGGCGATCACGGCGATCCCCTGGCCGTGGGCCTCGGAGACGCAGGGGTTCGGAAAGTCGGACGTAGAGGGAACGAGCGTCATACCAATGGCCGGCACGATCTCGTCCAGGAAGGCCTTGAGGTCGCCGGGATGGCAGGTCACGCCCCTGCCGTCCGCACGGAACTCGAAGCCCTGGATACGCTCGCTCAGAATCTGGCCCACCGTCTTGATCCCCAGGCTCTCCCATCACGCCGTCTCCTCCAGTTCGCCGCCCAGCCAGGGCGACTCAGGGCGCTCGCCCTCGTACTCGACTTCTAGTGAGTGACAGCAGTTCGGATGTGCAGGAATCGCCCAGGTGTAGCCCTCCTCCACCGACACCCAGCCCTCGGCCACGTAGCCCTCGCAGATGGGGCAGACAGCGCCCTGGGGGTCGACGCGGGCCCGGCCCGTGAGCCCGTTGCGGTAGATGAAGTCCACCTGGGCATAGTTGCGGGACGTCTGCAGCTCGGTGACGCTGATGCTCGGGCTGTGCTTCTCCCAGCGGGCCGCGTCAAAATCACTGAGGCGCTTCAAGTACACATTCCGATTCGCCGTCGGTACATCTTCCCCGATGCGCCCTATCTGCCGGTGCATCTCGGCGTTGTAGGTGTCGCTGATGCTGCGGGCTGCGAACTGGGCTCGGCCCCGTAGGTCCGAGAGGACGGTCGGGTCGGTGAGCTTCAGGCTGCCTGCCAGGTCGTAACCGGCAACCCCGGCCTCTCTGACGATTGCCAGCTCGAAGTCGGTGACGGCCTGCTGGAAGAGTTCCTGGGCCAGCAGGTCCTCATAGCCCGCACCCACGCTGAAGGCACGGTACACCAGCTCCTGGACAGCGCTGAGCTCCTGCTTGGTGAGCGGGACGCTGTAGCTGAGCGAGAGCAGGCGCCGCTTGACCTCGCGGTGCTCCTCAGTGACTGCGCAGCGCACGGTAGCCCCGCACCTCTCTTCGAGCTGGCTCGGCCCTGCTCACCGGCAACTGCTGGGATGCAACCTGAAGACTCGCGCGGCAGTAGCGACAATGCGTAGAGTCCGAGTAGGCCATCTGCCATGTTCCGCACTTCTGGCACTTCGTGGAGCGGGCGTAGCTCATGCCCGTTCCACCCTCTCTACCGCTATCAGCTTCGGCGGCCGGCCACGCTTCCTACCCTGCTTGGCGGTCTGCACTATCAGCCGCTCGCCCTTCAGCACCTTCAGGGCCCTGGTGATGCGCCGGACCTGCTGCTTCCGAGCTTTGGCCTCCTTGCGGTAGGCGTCCACACGGATGTCGGCCCGGCTGGCGATCTTCTGGACTATCTCCAAGGCCTGGGACACAATGTCCACCAACTGCTCGTATGGGTCGCGGGCTGGTTCGCTGGACGGTGGCTGTGCGCGGTGCGGCTGCCGGAAGCTGCACTGCAGGCAGTAGTCCTCGTTCTCGGCGGTATCCAGCGCCAACTGGCCGTCATGGCAGCGGGGACAGTGCATGTCTCTCATCGGCTAGAGGCCGGGTATCTCGGCCACCTCCAGGCTCTGCAGGCGGTCCTTGCGCGACTGGTCATTAAGGGCTGTCAGGGCCTTCAGCCGATCCTTGTAGCGCTCCCCCGCCCAGTCCGGCAGCCGGTCCGCAAAGTCCGTCGTCTTCTCGACGTGGCCCAGCAGGGCGTCGAAGAAGGCCCTAACTCCATCGGGGTCGCTGCCCAGAGAGGCGACACGGGTAGCCACTCTCTCTACGTCATCGGCGGGCAGCACCTGGGAGCGGAAGGGCCGGGGCGGGACCTCACCCTTGGCCACCCGGATGGCGAAGCGCTTCCAGCGCCGGAGCTCGTCGAGCTGCGCCTGCTGGTTTGAATCTTCGGGCGCCTGAAGATTGGCTTGCTTTTGCTCGGCGGCTTCGCCCACGACCTGCACGTTGCTCGGCATGTAGAACCTGTCGCCGCCATCATAGGGTGCCTTGCCAGCCTTGGCCCGCACTTCGTTGGGAGTGCTGATGCTCCACTGGACGCTCTTGATAGCGTTGGCGACCTCCGCCTCTTCGTCGCCGAAGCTCGGCCGGCGGAAGCGGAAGAGCCAGTTCTGTATGCCCAGTCCCTTCAGCCAGAGGTTCAGGGTCTCCTCAACCGGCTCCTGCAGGGGCCGAGACTCTTGGCGATATACGATCTCGATCAGTTGCCCGAGGGTGTTCCGGTTTATGTCTTCGACCGCGCCCAGCACACCAGCCGGCGTGCCCACGACGCTGAGTATCTCGTCCCGGTTGAACTTGCGTCCTCTGAGGTATTCCTGGTCCCGGCCGAAGGGAGCACCGAACGATTTGTAGTCTGCCAAACCCTTGAACGCGGGAGCGCGGTTGGCATTCCCGACGCCGCCAGTGAGGGAATCCAGCACCTCCCGGTTCTGCCGCATCGTCTCCTCGTCGGTATTGACGTCAAAGATGTAGGCTCCGGGCGGGGTGCGATTGTTCTTGAAGGTGTTCCGATTCCATGTCTGGGCGTAGAGGTCGGTAGTTGCTGCCATTTCCAGCGACTCCAGATCGGAGACGCCCAGCCGGCCGTCCACGTCGGGGATGTCGAACCGGATCACCTCGTCCTGGGCGAAGTCCTGGCGGGAACCCACCATCACCTGGAGGTATGCCTTAGCCGGGTCCAGGAACTGCCCGAAGCGATCCACCCTGGGGATGACGTTGCCGAACATGACCTGGAAGTCGATGATGTCGTCGAAGCCGTTCTTGACGACTTCCCAGTAGACTTCCGACAGCAGCTTCAGCCGGGCGAAGGTGACGTAGAACTTCTGCTTGGGGAGGGCCCACTGGCGGATGTTGACTACTTCGCTGACCTCCGGCTCGAAGAGGCGGGTCAGGAACTCCAGCTCCTCATCGGCGGTGCCGTCCTGCTCCTGAGCCGAGGGCACGAACTCCCATCCCTCGGAGACGGCGATGTGGGCGATGCGCCGGATGCCGGCCCGGACCCAGGACTCGCGGCGCCACAGCCCCAGCAGCTCCTCGCGGCGCACGTAGGGGCTGCCGATGCCAGCCGCGGCCCCGCCCAGACCCGTTAGGCCGCCCATGCCCAGGGCGGGCAGCATGGCGGACTGGATAACCGGCTGGTCCTTCACGCCCTTCTCTACGGGCCGGTACGTGTCGGGGACCCAGATGGAGAGCTCAGCCACAGCTACACCTCCGGCGTCAGCCTAGCGCGCCCACAGCGGTTGTCCCTAGGCTCGCATGGCGCAAGTCCCTTCGCACGGTGTCCCGGCTGAGGTCAAGACGGCGGGCAATCTCGACCGGGGCCACGCCAGAGCGGTACAACCGCATCACTTCTGTTCTCCGATCCGCCACTCGCAGACCACGGGCACCGCGAGGCAGGTCATACCGGCACGCTGGTAGTGGGCAGGAGACGCAAGAGACAGCCTCCTCGCAGCCGTCCCTCGGACGTGGCCTCTCGGGGCGCGGCTCGCGATGCCTGGGAGGCAATGCTACACCGCCTCTATCCGCCTGCCCCGGCTCTCCAGCCGGCACGCGGCAAGTACCCTAATGCAATCCGCGCCGTCATCTGGATTACTCCGGCCCGTGTTATCCGCCGGCTCCTCAGCGTACACTCCTGAGCTGATCTGCTTGCGGTGGTACTGGCCCATGTCCCGCCGGAGCCAGCGGCAGCGCGGATGCACCAGCAGACCCCGGTGCCCTTGTGCATCTCGGATGAGCCGCCGGACTTCCTTCACCCCGTCGATCACGCCCGTCTTAGTGGGCACGCGGATGGTCACGCCCAGCCGGCCGATGTAGGACTGGAGCTGCTTGTCGGTGCTTCCGAAATATCCCAGGGAGGGCTTGCGGTACGGCTTGACCTGCCCGGTGAGCTCAGCCTTGCGCCCCTCATCCCAGGTCGTCTCCTGCCAGTACCAGATGCCCGTCTCCCGTCCAGCCGCGTCCAGCTCGCGCTTCTCGGAGAGCCACTTCACCACCTCTTCGTAGAGGGTCATGTTCGTGTAGAGCTCGTTCACCACATGGACATCACCGTTGCTCATCTCCTGCACGGCCAGGACCACGAGAGCATCCGGGGCATAACCGTCATCGCAGCAGAGGGCCAGCGGCAGTTCGGGATTGTACTCCGCCTCCTCGCTCACGTTGGAGTCCGGGTTGCCCGGGTCGTCAAGCCAGTTCTCGTACACCAGCCCCTTGTGCGATGCGCTGCGACAGAGGCTCTGGACAATCCAGGTTTCGTCATCTGACTGGAGCCGCCGGTTGATGGCGTCCGACTTCTTGAAGTGACCCGTGGCCTGGCGGACCCGGCCCTGGCAGTCCTCCCACAACAGACAGTCGGGCGGCTTCAGTTCCACGCCACGCTTGACCCGCTCGGCGTCCTCGCAGGTCGCGCAAGGCTCCATGACATCGAACAAACAGCCCGTGAAAACCTTGATGCCCCGACTCTCGGCCTCTGTCAGCAGCCGGTTCATGGGGCCGAAGGACGTGACCTCGGCCGAGGCGTAGATGGTCTGGGACGGGTAGTCTCCCGTCGACATGGGCATCCCGACGAACTGCTGGTACACGTCCCAGGCCATGAGGTCGAACTCGTCAGCGATCGCACAATTGGGGTGCGGTCCCGACGTGGCTCCTATAGTTCCCGGGAGCACCTCCAAACGGCTCCCGTTCTTCCAGCGGGTCTCGCTCATGATCGGCTCCTGTACGAGGGCCCGGCGGAAGTGGGGGTCCCGGAAGTAGCCCTTGACGTAGCCGTAGTTCAGGTTGGCCTGGCGCTGAATAGCGCCCACGTGGGAGGTCTGGAAAGCGTCGTGGTAGTGGTGATTCAACAGGTGGAGTATGGACAAGTCACGGGTCTTTCCAGATCCCCTCGCTCCGTGCAGGGCGGCGGCCAGCACACGGCGGAAGTAGACATCGGCCAGGAACTGGAACGGCGCCGTGTGCTCAGGGCAGACGGCCCGCCAGGCGACGTGGAAGCCCAGCACGTACCAGATCCAGTACCAGAGCTGCTCGTCTGTCTGGGGCCCGAGTTCCTTCAGCCGCCGGAGGGACGCGACGGCACGCTCGCGCTGGTACTGTTCAAGAGCGGTGGTCAATCCAGCACCCTGGCCTCGCCCTCTATCACCGGCCCAAGCTGGGGCAGCTCCCGGCCCGTGCGCTTCTGGAAGACGGCCGCCACCACCGCGGTTATCTCATCGTCGGTGGGCTCACCGAGCGGTGGGGTACCCACAGGGATGAAGACGCCGAACTGGGCACCGCCGCCTCCTGAGCGCGGATAGATGCCCAGGTCCTGCCCCACCTTCCAGAACATATCCCCGACCCGCAGCAGTGTCTCCACCGCCTTGTCGACGCCGGGCATCGGGGCGGGCAGGCCTTCCTCCGTCTCCGTGGCCCGCGATAGGCGGTCCTCAGCCAACCGGTAGACCTGTTGCAGCGAGCGGAACAGGTCGACCTTCACCTCGATGTCCTTGAGCTTCCGCTCCACCAGGCCGGCCGGCATTATGTCCCCCGGCGGCATGTGCCGGTCTCGCCAGCGGGTGATGGTTCGGGCAGAGGGCAAAGGGGTCTGCTCCAGCAGTTGCCCGTACTGCCAGCGCATCATGCCGACGATGGTTTCGGCGCTGAACCGGTAGCGCAGGAGTTCGCGGATTTCGCCGAAGAGCGGGTGCTGTTCGACCGACTCGCCGAACCTGTCCTCGGCTCCAGGCGGCAAGGCTAGAGGGTCAGGGGCCTTCTTGCGGGCGGGCAATGGACAGCCTCTCGTGTCCCAACGTGGACACGGCCCATCTTCGCCGACCCGGCGGGGAGCTCTAACGGTCTCGTGGCGAAGAAGCCCGCCGCGTGACGGGCGCCGACTTCTTGCGACGCTTCGCCTACTGCGCGGTCCCTACAAGGGCAATGAGGGACTCAACGACTTTGGGCGGCAGGCCCAGGGCGAGAAGCTGCTGCTTGAGGATGACGGTCACGTTCAGGTTGAACGCCGGCTGATCCCGAAGCCCGCCACGGGGCGTCACCCCAAATTCGGAACCGAGCTTCATCATCTGGTCCATCGCCTTGCTGGCGATCTGGAAGTAGGGGGATTGAACTAGGTATTGCGCCTTCGTTTTGATGACCGGGCCGTACTCAGCGATCTTCTGTTGCGCGTGGCGCCAGGTTGACCAGGCTTCGCAATAGAGGACGAGAGTGTTAGCGTCGACCTCGGCGCCCGCGTCACGGAGTCGCTTGCCGGTCCGCCTCCATTCGTTCTTCGCCTCTGGAGTCAGCCAGTCGGGGGCCGGCGGCCCCTCTTCCTCGCCGTTCTCTCCCCCGGCCTCGGCCGGCTCGTCCTCGTCCACCTTCGGATTGCCTATCCGCGGGTTCGTCATGGACTAACCGCCTGTTTGGAGCGCCGGGATGGAGTTGCACCGCCCTCTTCCGCATGGATAGCGGACGTGTCGCTGGTTTCACTTCCAACGCTCAGCGCTTCCTCGATCATGTCCAGCAAGAGCATCATCGCCGTCGCGCCATTCCGCACGTCGCGCTCTGCCATCTTCTCGGCTAGGGCGTTCAGGAGGCGGTCGTGCTCGGACCAGCGGGCCAGGATGGTCGGAGTCTTGATGTCGGCCTCGACCCTGTCGAGCATGGAGCGCAGCCGCTCCACCTCCTCCGGCAGAAAGGCAAACGAGATCACGTGGTAGTCCAGGGGGATGTCGGTTAAGGCCTGGGGCTCGATAGAGGCCAGTTGCAGAAGAATCGCGTCGTCGAGACCCGAGTATTCCTTCAGGACCACGTCGTCGATCTCGTTGAACAGCTCCCGCAGGATAACGGAGTCGTCTTCTCCCACGATGGCGTTGTGGGAGAGCTGCTTCGCCACCTCCTCGCCCCTGGTCATGTCATCGGTGATGACCAGCACGGCGAGGCGCTGGATGCCAGCCTGCTTAGCTGCCATGACGCGATGATTCCCTGAGAGAACGCGGAGCTTCCCACCCGGGAGTAGCCGGCAGAGTGGGACGCTTTCGACGCGGCCATCGTGCTTGAGGTTGTCCACCAGGGCGCCGAAGGTAGCCGCGGACATCATGCGGGCGTTCTTCTCAAGAAGTTGCAGCTCGTCTATGCTGGCATATCTGAGCGTCAGCCCATCCGGTAGCCGGAGGCTCAGTTCGTCGATGTCCCGTGGTTTTGCAGCCACCACTCTAGCCCCTCCTGGAGCGTCCATCGCCCAAGCTCGCCGACGTAGTTGAGGTGCCCCTCCTTGCGAGAGTGCAGTTTGTAGATACCCCTGTACTTCATGCTAACAGGCTTCTCCGTGAAGGCCGTAGTCCCGATGGTCTTCGCCCTGGCGACCAGCCCGCCATCCGAGAGCGAGAGCCTGAGCTCCCGGGACAGACTCGCGGCCAGGACGAGCTTGCCCAGGCGCCGATAGCGATGGTGGGGCACGGCCACGTCACACATCATGTATAGGTCGCCGATGCCTCGCTGCTTGAGCTGCCTGCCAACGCCCAGAAGGCCAACCAGATGGTCGTCCAACATGACGGCGAACGCGAATTGCGGCTGGGCGGGCAGGATATTCTTCCCGAGCAGGCAGTCCCGAAGCCAGCGAAAGGCGGGCGCGTCCAGCTTCATCAGCCGGAGTTTGCAGGAGGGCGAAATCTCGGCCTGCGGGGGCAGTCTCTTTAGGTGGGGGTCCCGGGTCAGCTCTCGGGTCCTAGCAAGGCGGGTGTGGCCGAGGCCCCCGTAGCAGTAGACAGGGCGCTTTCGGAGGGACGGCACGGCGATGCCCACGAGGTGGTCCCGGAGATCCTCGATGAGCTGGTCGTTGAACAGGAGCCAGTGGGGCCGGCTAGTGAGAATGCCCATGAGCTGGGACATGCTTGACTCGTCGAACATGCGATAGGAGGGCCGGTCTCGCCAGTCGAAGACCTTGTCCATGGACTTGTAAAGCCGCTCGTATCCGCCCTTGTAGGTCGGCGGGGCGGTCATGATTCCAGCCTCGGCGGGAGCCGAGGAGAGGTGGTCGAGCACATCGCCGGCGTAGTATGAGGCGACCTTCAGGCCGCCGAGGGCCTTCTCCGCCTTTGCCTTTGTCCCGCCGTGCAGGTCACTGAAATGAACGCGGTACGCCTCCACGTGGCGCAGCCAGTATTCCGAGTCCTTGCCGTAGCCCCGCAGCATCGACGTGCAAAGCAGCAGGGTGGCGACGGTGTCGAGCGGCGTCTTCAGGTAGGATTCCAGCCAAGCATACTCCTGGTCCTTGATGGCAAGGCCCAAGGCAGCCCCCGTTAGGTGGGCGCCAATAGCGGAGCTGTAGAGGCTGATGTCGTTGGAGTGGCACTTGACGGGGACGGATGCGAGGGCACGTTCGAGGCCGAAATTGCCGGAGCAGCCCACATAGACGTCGGAGACGGGCCAGTCGCGGACCGCCTCAAGGGCCATCGACTTTAGAGGCTGGGGCAGGCCACCGATGAAGGGCATGTCGGGGCGATTATAAAGCGTAGGCTGGGTTCCCGCGCCCCGCTAGTGGCACTCAGCTAGCATCTGCCCTTGCTTGGGTTCAGGGCTGCGCAGCTCCAACGGCGGAGGGTTAAACCCTTCAGGCTGGCGCAGGGTGGAGCCGAAGGCTGCGGCAAGGTTGGGGTCTTTGCGGTGGCAGTCTAGGCAGAAGTGGAACGCCTCGCCTATTGGCTCCCCGCAGCGTTCGCATGGCTTCATGGGGATGTCCATTGTTCCCTACCGTCCTTTCAGCTCGCGGCATCAAACAGCATCGGCTTCTGCTCCGGCACCGATATTCCAAGCTCGCGCTCCAGCCATTCCGCCACGACGCGGCGGTGGCAGAACTCCCCGGGCTTCTCCCAGCAGAGAAGGATGGCGTCCTCGCCGACTTCCTTCAGGATGGCCTTGGCGTCCAGCGGCTCCAGTTGGCGCATAAACGTCTCGCGGAAGACGGCCTCGTCGGTCTCTTTCACCAACGCCCAGGTCGCCGGCGCCAGAGCCAAGTACCTGCGGCCCTTGAACCCCTTAGGCACCCCCCTGCTGATGGCGACGGCGTGGGGGTCTGTTCCTGAGAGTTTGAAGTTTGAGGTCTGCATTAGTTCATGCTCCCCGCCAGCGTCCGGCCGGTGTGGGCCGTGAGCGCCCGGCGCATACCCGTTAGGCTCTTGATGAGCGTGTCGAGATAGGACATGGCCGTTTCCATCTCAGGTGCCAAGGCTTCGGCGATCTGGCCCTT